GTGAATGAATTATCAGCAAGAATAACACCTTCAGTAACACTCAATGAATGATTACCAATGGTGATTTCCATATCACCGGTTGTGGAATTATATACCGCGTTGGTTGGATTGAAACTCACATTACCACTAGAAGCACCAACATTTACAGATACTGTAGTAGAATTTGTCGCAATGATCTCCATCCACTGACCAGCATAAGGATCATCAGCACTTGGTGATGCGTGTTGTGTCTGGTTGCCATCCATAGTACATGTAAAGATGACACTTCCAACATCAACTCTAATGTATCCACCCAGTGTCATATCATGACCAGGAATAGTAAACACAGAAAGTCCAGTTGCTGGATCATAAGATACAGAGGTAGGAGTGAAATTCTTTCTCTGCTTACTTAATCCAAAGTAAGGCATTACGTTAGTAACGTAAATCTCAGCAGAATCATAAGTTTTAGCATTTCCGCCATAGATGACATCATACATAACTTCTTCTAAGACGTTATAGACATCATCTAAACAATCTTGCTCAGTATTAGTTGCCTGAGGAGTATAGGAAGGATATGCTTCCTTCATTGTTTCGTATGCTTGCTTGGCAATAAACTTCTTATTATCTAAGACCTGATGATAAGCAGACGCATTCATATCAGATACAATAGGAGGATCCCCTACTTGATCAAGCGTAATTGTAGAATCTTTATAGTATAATTGATTGTTAATTGCTAAGTTAATAGCATCAGCAGCTCTCGAAAATGCTGTGATAGATGGTGATTCTTCTCCAGAAAGACCAGTACTAATTGGTCCACCAAAGCGATTGAAATATGTCTTCGCCATCGCGATGGAATAAGCATTACCACCAAACCAAAGATCTTGTCTTATAGCATCAACGATATGTCCGATATCTCTTCTACACTTACTCGCACCTGTTAATAGATCTCTTTCTGTAGGAACAACATAGTTTGGATTATTTGAATCAGTAATACTATCATCATTACCGTCACTAATACATTGAGTTACAACTGTTGTTAGAGTTGAAATTGCATTTTGTACATCAGTACAAGCAGTAGCAACAACATTAGAAACATCACCGTTTCCATCCCCATAAATCGATTCACCAGGAGAAACTGTAAGATCTTGATATCCAGAAGTTAACTGGTTAGATACAGCATCTTGTAGATAGTCTCTAGCAGCGTTATATGCGGCAATGCTTTGTAGTTCTTCACCTTGTAGTCCACCAGTAATCCATTGACCGGTGCCATCAAAGTATTTTCCAATAAACGTTCTGCTCCATAAGTTACCACCAAGGAAGATGTCCATCGCAACAGCATCAATGAAGTACCCAATATCTCTCTTACACTTAGCAGGTCCGCCAGGGAAGACAAACGATGGATATAAAGTAGAGACCTGACCAATAGCATAGTCTTGGGCATCTGCTTTGTTTCTTCTAATTAAACGATATGCTGTCTTAAATCTATCCCTAGCAGTTTCAGCAGGATCTCCAGGAAAAGAGAAGAATGGAGCTTCATCATAAACAGCAATTTCAGCAAGAGCATTATCAAGAATATAATCTCTGTTTTCTGTAATTAAATTGTAGGTGTCTTTATATCTACCAGCAGGATCAATTTTCTGTGATAGGTCAATAGTAACGCCATTTGTGGTGTCTCCATCATTCTCTGCTTGCGATCCTGTTTTACCAGAAGTGATACTACCACATGGAAGATTACTATAGAAATTATAAGGACTGTCCGCAAAAGGAACGGGATCATACAGATTTGCTTTTACACTTAGTAAGTTAGCTACTGCTTGCTTACATAGATCACGAGCTCTTCTAAATGCCCAAAGTAGATTTTCTTCTTGACCAACCAATACTCCGGTAAGTGCTGTCTCACTAGCAAAGAATCCTTGTACAGCAGCGACCGTATTATAGTTACCACCATCTCTTAAATCTTCTGCTACAGCATCAACAATAATACCAACGTCTTCAAAACTAACAGGAGAACCAGGAGAAAATACTCCCAAAGACTGTATAGTCGCATTAATGATATTTTGTCTGTTGGCAATAATTAAATTACGAGCATCAAAATAACGATTCGCATTAGGATCTCTTCCAGGATTAACATACGAAATGTCCTGAAGTCTTGGATACTTCTCAATGATATAACCAAAGACTTCCTCTTGGATCATCTTACGGTTGCTTTCAATTAAATTAGCAGCATCTGCATAGATGTTGTTAATAGCAAATCCAGAAGGATTGAGAATTTGAGGAGCAGCAATATACTTAACAAATCCTGTTGGTTCTAATGTTGCGTTAAACTCTTCAGTTCCACCAGCAACTGCTGGATCTAGTCTAACATATAGTTTTTCTCCAGACTTAGAACCAAGTCTATATCCACCAATACTAACAGCAGGACGATTTAGTGGACTGGTAATGTCTTCACTACCAAGGAATAATTTAGTGAAGTTACCGTTGTCTTGAGTTGTTCCAGAAATATCAATAGTGTAGTATTGAGTTTTCTCAATATTAGCAGTACCACTATCAACTGCTTCTGGTGGAATGATGTCAGTAATGTAACCACCTTTGTCTTGGTTAAAGGCAAATCCTTTGAAACCAATAGCATGAAGTGATGTATTACCAAAGTTAGAGTTGGAGTTGGTGATAGACATGTCACCACCACTTTCCATGAGGAAGTGATCAGCGAAACCAACAGCGAAGATAGAAACGTTCTGAATGAATGCATCTTCTGATGCTTTAACGTGGAAGGTTCTCCAGTCATCCTTCCAATAAGAATCACCCTTAGCGTGATAAGGAACAGTCGCAAACGCATCAGTTAGTGATGCTTGGTTCCAGGTATTAGAATACTCATCATAACGGATGAATGCTCTGTCATCTTTCTGCAACGAAACGCCCGTATACTGAGCGATAACCATTGACTTGAATCCAGTCGCCTTAAGACCATTCGCCCAGATACCACAGATACCCCACGTAGAGCGGATTGATACGTTAAAGACATAAGGAGAGGCAGACTCTACACTATCAACTTCAGCGAGCGTCTGAGCGTTCTGACCGAGTGCTGGTGTTGTGTCAACACTAACAGTTTGACCAGAAGCAATACCTGTACCAATTGCGCTAACAACTTCAGCAACTTCGTAAGTAAACTTACGTGGATCATTTTGATCAATATCAATGATAGGGAAGATACCTTCCAGAACACTATCAATATTAGTTCCGGAAATAGCAACAAACTGACCAGCAAAGTATCCGTGGTCTACCTTAGTTGTTACTTCAATCTCAGATGTAGATGCAGCAATACTAGGAATAGTTGTAGCATCATTAAGTGTTAGTGACTCAATAACTCTAGAGTCAGATAGAGGACCAACAATACGATTCTCCTGAATTCTAAAGTCAAATTCACCAGGATCATCAATTGTTGGTTGATAATCAGAGAAACTCTTAGCGATCTTTCTGTAGAATAGACCTAGTTCTTCTGTGTCTGCGTATTCAAATACAGTTAGTTTGTGGTGAGAATAGTTAGGAGCAGTCTTTCTAGTGAAATCATTAGGGTCATAATAAACCTCACCAGTTCCTTCTACAGTATTGTAAAGAGGAGACTCAGCAGTAGTCTGACCATCTTTTAAAGTAAACTGCCAGAAGTAACAACCACCGGTTACATTAAAGATAGCAGAGCGAGGAACAGTTACTGAAGCAGGATCAGGAACATATAAAGGACGAATAACTGTACGACGGAGGTCATAACCTACCAGAGATGAACCCCTAGGGATGATAGCACCACCCTCAGTGTTGTTAAACTTATAAAGGACGTTATCAGGGTTGGAGATGTCAAGAATGGAATTATCTGTCCACTCATTATTTGCTTGATCAAATCCAAACGCAGAAATACCACTAGTATCTACAAGACCAGGACGGTTGTCGATGTAGTGAATACCAGGCATCAGCATAATGCTGAACTGGTCAAACCTATCATTACCAAATCCAGGAAGATACGAATATCTTGCAATCTCTAGAAAAGCACGCTGGATGCTCTTGAATGGTGTTACAGGCGAGTTACCTCTATTAGATAACGCATCTGTAGCGTTGAAATCATCAGGAGAAACATAAAGATACTTACCAGTTTTGCTGCTGATAAGGTTATCCAGACGTGTTAATGGCATGATTAATCTGACCCTGCGGTATATCTTTTATCCTAGGATTTATTTATACACGGGGTCTGTACCGATCTTTAAGAATAAGCATTAATGCTATTTCTCTAATACACATGTAAATGTAACTAAACTGTTCCTTATATGTTGTTCTATACATAACTCCCCTTCCTGGGATCGAACCAGGGACATTTTGATTAACAGTCAAACGCTACTACCGCTGAGCTAAAGAGGATTGGATGGGATAAACCCAACGGGTTAGGAGGGATTCGAACCCCCGACCGCATCATTAGAAGTGACGTGCTCTGTCCAGCTGAGCTACTAACCCTTGTGGTAGTTCCTATCGCCGCTAACCCTGAACTACCAAGGGGGTCACCGCAGTTGGGGGGTTTCCTTCCCAACTCTCATATTATAACACACTCAGGAGGGGGTGTCAAGGGTGACATAAACATCACCTGCGATACTCACCCTTGCCTTATCTGAGGTGTAGAACGGAAACACTGAATGGGGTAGGAATGCGTCAAAGACTATTATATTCCATTCCCAACTCTTATCCACATAGAGTGGTTCAGTTCTTAGTTTACCTTTAGCATTTGTCCACTGAAAGGTGAAGAGGGAGTTCATCATTGCGTGCCCATCATGTAGAGCCAACTCGTCTTCTAGATTGTAGGGTATATCCACCCAAATGACAAATGCAAAACACCCTTCGTGTGAATGAACTGGATTGAAATCATACTTATAGGAATGATTAATCCACATATTCTTGGCATCATATCTACCTAAATGCCTATCATCGAAGTTAACTTGACTCCAGAATACATGATCTCCACCTTTGAATACATTATCATATTCATAGCAGAGATCCTCCACAAACTCTTTAGCCAGTGGTGTAACTGGTAGTTTAGTCTCACTAGTTAAGTGTCTCCTACCCACTGGTCTATTCTCAATAGATGGTATGGAACCATTCTCCAATCCGTCAATAGACTTCTGTATCTCAGCCCTTACCTCATCAGGTAATTTAGCTTTTAGATACCCAGGTGATATAAATGGATGTGATTCAAACTCAAAATCAAAACTCATAACATACGCTTACTCAATAGACTTTTCACATTATAATAAGCACTATCAGCTCGGAAGTACTTCTCCCAAATGGATCTATTCTCCAGTTGGATATTATATAACTCTTCCTCAGTATGTGAGTTATGGAACTCCCTGAGTGCCTTATCATAGTCCTCACCATATGGAACGATGACCATATTAGTGTCGTATGGAATGATATCATCGAAAGGTAACATATAATCAGTCTCAATGAGTACTGGTATCTTACCCATCATAAAGGATTCTACAAACCTATATGTTGCATTTGACTTACCTCTAATCACTAGGGAGTATAGACTATCCTCCATATTCTCAACAAACTCTCGTTTATTCTTATCAGAAGGTCCTATAGTATAAGAGTCACGGTCAGCGGTATCTTTCCTATCATCACCACCCCACATATTTCTATTGATAGAGTTGAAGTAATCATAGTTCTCAAATACAGATAGAACCTCTCCGCGAATATTATTGTTGGTAGAGCATCCACAAAAGGATACTTTCAGTTCCTTTGGGGATAATACTCCTCTATAATAATCAGCTACCACATACAATGAGCCATGTACATTGTCTTGGTTTAGACTACGATAAGATCCACCACGAAACAACTGGATTGCATGTCCAACATTATATACCGAGTCATCTGAGGAGAAGTAGATAGCAACCACTGGTTTATCTGTAGTAGATAGAGTGTGACTATGGTTATCCATATACTCCATAAACCCCATATAAGGACTACAGGGAGGGAAGATAATACAATCACACTCCTCCTTTGATACAAACTCGTCTGTGATACTCAGGATAGGTGAGAAAGCTCTCCTAGCTTCAGGGTTTAACCTAGAGAGAAACCTAAGTTTCATTTCTCTAGGTAGTAGTGAGACATAGAAGTATGATGAGTTTAGATCATATACATTCTGAGGTAGTTTATCTACATCAAGCAGACTTAGATCACTATGAAACTTCATTTAGCTTGTTCTTTGCTACTAGGGCGTGATAGACTTTCAATGCCTTCACCACCTCGGGTGTTTCTTCCCACTCGAAGACATCTCCAGACTTCACAGTATATGTTCTCTTAGCCATAATAATTTACCTCATAGGTCACAACATTCACCGTTACAGTAGATAGTCCCTGGGGGACACTCTGTAACTGGTTGTCCGTGGTATGTAGCGGAAGACAAAGGGTTGTCTTCTAGGGACTTATTGAACCCAATCATACCAGAGTATTCTTTCTTTTCATTGCTTCTATTGAACATAACGACTCCAACAAGAGACTCCATGATACTTAGGACATCTTCAGTCTTAGCGTTTTCACCAAGTTCTTTAGCAACATACCAATACTTTGGCCAGAACTCTTTACCAGCCTCTTGGTATTCTTCAACTGTAATTGGTTTGTCTGTCATTTTCCTCCTGTGTCGTAGTTTAGTTTGTCGTCCTGTACCTTTAATCTAGCACGTTCCACTGACTCATTGATTTGTCTGATTAACTCAGTGGGTTCATTGTGTGTATCAGATGAAATCATAGGTCACCCTCTACTCGGTTCTCACTATTCTCTACACTAAATTGACCACCTGGATATCGTGCTTCTAGTTTCTCCACATTCATCTCTACAATCTCATCAACAGAGGTACCTAGAGCGATACACGCTGTTTGTACATAGAACATAATATCACCCAACTCACGCTTCATATGCCAGACATTATCTTGGTCATAGGGTTTGCCTTGGAATACCATCTTCTTGACCACTTCCATGAACTCACCACCCTCAGCACAGATACCAACTGCACCAGTAAGAAGTCTTTCGGGTTGTGCTCCACGAAGCTTAAGGTCCTTGAGTACTGCGATCATCTCACCAGTTCCCTTGGAGGGGGCACTAGTTACTGTGTCTACAAACTCACCGTACTTAGAAAAATCTACGCTCATAATAATTGAATACCAATAAACAATAAAAAAGGGAAGGGAACCACCCCTTCCCCAACAAACACCACATCACAAAGGAGGTTGGGGTTTCTTCCCAACATAACCATTATACACTAGAAACTCAGTTTTGCCAACTTGTCCTTGAGGGAAGTCTTTTCCTCAGAGTCGTCACCACTATCCAGAATATCATCCTGAGCCGCCTGCTCACAGTCATACAACCGCATCTTAGCTCTGTCAATACCGACAACAAAACGCTTGTGGATGGTGGGATCATTGTATCTGTTCTTGAGTTGTTTAATCATAATTTGACCTAGACCTTCTAGCTCCTCTGTGGAGATAAGAGCGATCATAAGGTCAGCGGTTGCAGGAAGACCGAAAGACTCAGAGGTATCTGTGATACCCACGTCACTGTTTCCATACCCACTACGGGTCGTCTGAGTAGCACTCACGATAGGAACGTTGAACTCTACCGCTAGACCACGCAACTCCTCTGCGATGCTCTTGACGAGCGTGTAGGAGTTAGCATTAGCTCCTGCCTTGATACGGCTAGAAGCACAGATGTTTAGATAGTCAATGAAGATAATGTCTGGGCGGAAGTTCTTCTTGAGTTGTAGCTCATTTAGAAGTGCCTTGAAGTGACCTGAGTGTGCCTGTGCTGTGGGGTATTCCTTGATAATAAGGGACCCTTGAACCTTCTTGGATACTTTAGTCACCTTATCCTCAAACATTTTCTTGGATAGACTAGAAATATCTTGGATATTTACATTAAGTAGGTTGGCGTCAATACGTTCGGCAATCTTCTCTTCAGCCATCTCTGCAGTAATATACAGTACGTTCTTATTCTGAAGTAAGACAGCAGAAGCCATATGACACATAAACAGAGACTTGCCGACACCAGTCCCAGCAAGAGCAATATTGAGTGTTTTATTAGGAAGACCACCTTTTGTGATCTTGTTAAAGAACTCAAGGTCAAATGGAATACGTTCTTCTACTCTATGATAGAAATCAAATCGTTTTTCACTATC